GGGGTTTAGCTTTTGTATAAATAAATTCACTGGGATTATATTCTAACGGTTCAAATGACGGGATAATAAAATTACCACATTCAGTGTACGTTCCATATTCATCTTTATCACTATCAATCAGATTAGGAAGATTATTTCTATGTACTCTTACACAACCTGGTATATCAACTTTTGGTTTATAGATAACATCTAAAGTTGGAACGTAAAGTTCCCATATAGGTATTTTTGGAATATTAATTTCTTTTATTTGGATCTTATGTATATCAATCGTAGGCATATTTTGGCATCAAAACCTCTACGTCTGAATGACACTTTGGGCAAGATAAATTAGTCATCATTGAATACTCTTCTTGCAGATGTGGTAAGCAGTCTTCACCAATGCTTTGATCTCCACCCCAGATTAATTCAGTTTTACAGTGCCAACAATTCATAATCCTAGTTTTTTAGGTAGTGGTATTGATTTGCCTGTTGTCTTAGGTAAGCCTTTTTCTAATACACTAGGCATCATTCCTTTTACATTACCCATAACCTGATTCATCATCTTTGCTTTAAATTGCTCAGATGTTACATACTTATATCCAAAGTACCCTCCGCCTATAACTGAAGTTACCATTATAAATGAAAGGATACTTAACACCTGACAAACACGATTTAGCATAAAAAAAAATGATGAAATTTGCATTAATAGCTGTTCTACTGCTCATTATAGGTTTATCACCTTTGTATGTCACTATGAGCCTTGTGACAAGACAGATGCAGTATAAAAATAATTAAAAATAATTTTTCCTGTTATACTTAATTAGTACCCCTTCACAGGGGGATAATAACTAAAGTAACTCTGACTGATCATCAGAGTTATTTTTATGGTTCTGTTGGCCAAGTAATATTAAATGGATCGCTTTGAGTTGTTATATCACGTAAGCTTTGACGATAGTTTTTCCAAGAATCACTTAAAGTTAAATCACTTGAGGCTCTCCAATCTGTATCTTTTAATTTTTGTGTTCTTTCTTCTCTTATTTTATCCCATTGAATATTATCTACTACAGTTTTTTCATCGGTTGTTAAAGAAACTACCTCATATTCTTTAACATAATCCCCATCAATAAAAGGAGTAACACTATTAAGTTTTTGGGTTGCTGGATTGTAAGTTAAATTAATTACTTTTTTGCAATTGTTTTCAGATAAAAAGTCATCAGTTGGACCTAAACGACTAAATGAAGTATTAGGAAAAAGAATTTGATGTTCTCCTATTTGTTTAACGGTTGAACCGTCAATAATCGCAATTCTCATAATATTATGTAGTATAGTCTAACTTTAATGCCTGTACTATTTTATGATTATACGATTCAAGCTGTGAACTATAAACAGTCCAGTCAGAATGTGTAATATCATACCAATTATCACTTTCAGTAGTATTAGTGTGTTTCATTTTTACTTGACCTGCCATGCCATTATTGTTGTTAGTAGCAAAAGCACCTTGATTACTACTAGAACCATTCCATGTCGCTGACCCATAATGACAATCAACACGACTATCATTTCTATAATATACATCTGATTTCCAAGGTCTACTTTTAACCAAACCTAAAAACATCTTTGCTTTATAGTTAGATTTTGATGTTGATATTTCTATCACAACATCGTCTGAACCATTCCAAGTGAAATAACTTGCTGGACTAACACCACTATCATCACCGCCTCCAGCACTCATCTCAACAAGAAAACCTGTTCCAGTAGCAGCAGTATTAGCACCATTTAAAATTGTTCTGTTTTGTAAGTGCATACTTGCAATGGTATCGTCACTACCACTTCTTACTGCTGTTGATAATGGTGGAAAAATTGTTGAAGCTTGATCTTGGTATAAAAGAGTTCTACTTTCACCTGATTTAGGTGCAAAACCTCCTGTACTATTTACACCAGAAGTAGAAGTTGTATGGTGCATATTCCATCTGACACCTTTGGGAATATTAGCAGTAGTGTTCGCAGCATTTCCCCAAACATAACTTGATAGTTTATTAAATTTTGCTCCGCTAGGTACACTTGCATCTGTTAATTCTTTTGCAGTTATTAATGTTTGAATAAAATATGAATTGTAATACATACTCCATAAGCTTTGATTATTAGTGTAATCTAGTATCCAAGCATTAGCTTCTTCCTTAGTGCTACTAGCAAATGTGCCAGGACTAAAATAATTGCTACTGCTTGTACCTAATTGATTTAAGGTAAAACCAGTACCACCATAAAAACCTCTAGAGAAAGAACCACTTGAACCTCCTCCACCTCCAGAAGCACTAGCTAAAGAGGCTCTTAAATTATGTGATCTCATTAGGCAACATCTCCTACTTTCGCTCCATATAAAGTACTACCAGCTTTCCATAGTTCTATAACTGTATAACCACTTGTAGCTAAAGTAGGTGCTGATCCTCCAACCCAAGTCATTGTTGGGAAAGTTAAGGTATAAGACGAACCATCGGCAACCATCAGCATCATTGATTGTCCAGCAGTTAAACTTTCTGTTGCTGTTCTATTAGCCCCTAATGTCCATTGTTGAATCATTCCATTATCAGGATCTAAATCAACACTTGCTCCATCTGTAATTGTAAAAACATTTTCATTTATCGCATCTTCAAAGGTTACTGATCCAGTAAAAGTTCCACCAGAAGCAGCAACACCAGAAGCAGCAGCCCATTTTACACCTGTAGCTTCATTACTATCAGCAGTTAAGACATAATTATTAGTACCAACAGATAAAGCTGAAGGATCACCCGATCCATCGCCAACTAATATTTGACCCTTAGCAGCTAAATCACTATTCATTACTGCACCAGCCGCATTGACATTAGTTGCGTCAGTAACATCTGCATTAGCTTCTATACCATCAAGTTTTGAATGATCTGCGTTAGTAAAATCATTTGTTGTTAAACCGCCGTCACCAACACTATAGGTTGTGTTTGTAGGTGTTCCCCATGATGTATTACCACTTGCGTCTGTTGTTAGATATTTACCATTTTGTATATCGTTTGGAAGTGTGAAAGTATAGCTTGCAGCAGCACTATGGGGCGGTCCCTTAAAAATTATTCCATGACTATTCTGCTCGCAATTTAAAACTAACTGTCCAGCACCTTTGGTAGCATTTCCTTTAAACACAACCTTACCTGAACCATTTGGATCTAAATCAATATCGCCATTTGAAACAGAAACAATATCCTGTCCGTTTACATCAAGCGACCCTCCAAGCTGTGGTGAAGTATCACCTACAACATCAGTAATACCTACATTTGCACTGGCAGCAATACCATCTAATTTAGTATGATCTGCATCAGTAAATACGTTGCTATCACTAGCACTTTCAACTAATGTTCTAATTTCTGCTGCGGTCTGATCTGCGGTAGCTGATGCCTCTATTCCTGATAACTTAGTTTTCTCAGCATCAGTAAAGGCATTAGTATCAGATTCACCTTCATAAGCACTTTTGATTTCTGCACCTGTCTGATCTGCGGTTGCTGACGCTTCAATGCCATCTAATTTTGTCTTTAGCGTATTAGTAAAGTTATTCTGCGTAAGACCTCCATCTCCTACACTATATGTAGTGTTCGTATCAGTAGAAGCAAAGTTAAGTTTTCCATTCGTATCATCATAAGTAACACTGATATTAGTTTCAGTATTACTACTGACCATCGCTCCAATAATATCTTGAACCTCTTCAGTGCTTAATTGTGTATTGGTATCAGCAGCAGTGATGGTAATAGTGTCATTACTAGCATCAGTTGTTATTGTGACATTCGTACCAGCGACAAAAGTAAAAGTATCAGTAGCACTATCAGCAACTACGTCTGATTGACCAGAAACGGAAATAGTAGAGAAAGCATTTTGGTTCGCTTCACCACTTCCACCACCTGAACCAGTAGACGCAGCAGTAATTCTTCCCTGTGCATCAACTGTAATATTTGTATTCGTATAAGATCCAGCAGTTACAGCAGTATTGGCTAATTTATCAGCCGTTACAGCATCATCAGCGATCTTGGCAGTTGTTACAACTCCAGCATCTATCGTATAAGTACCACCACTATTACTAACTGTTATATCACCTTTATCACCATCAGATACTGCTGGTCCTGTAGCTCCTGTAGCTCCAGTAGCTCCTGTTTCGCCCTGTGGCCCTGCTGTTGTGATTTCAACAGTTGTTACCTCAGAAATTTGTGAAACTGTAACTGTATTTGGACTTGTCATGCTGTGTAACCTTCACTTACAAATAGTGTACCCTCTAAATAATATTCTTTGTTACCCGATCCATCTGTTAGTAATACATCATATTTTAAGACATTAGGAGTGAAGTTTGCAGTGTCTGTATCTTCTAACTTTATATCTACAATTCCACCAGTTCGATTTGTATAGGTAACAGTAAAATCAGCATATTTTGTTGTTCGTGAATCATCATAAACCTGTGCTGCAACCGTAAATCCAGTCAAATTTATAGCTGACCCAGTTGAATCTTTGAATGTTAAACGAAGAGGAAAATCTGCTCTACGTTGAACAGTAAAATTTTTTTTACCTGGAATGACAGCCATTTTTATGTTGCAATGAGTCCGAAAGTTCTTAACACAGCCAAAGCACTCTCTAATTTAGATTCTAACTCTACACAAAATTCTAACAACTCAGTAGTGGTTGCACTTGCAGCATTAGCAATTGTAATAGATCCATTTGCAGTCGGTAACGAACCAGAGCTTGCAGTTGTTGTTATATCTGCAATGGCACTTTGTTGCACAACAGGTGTTGCATTAAAAAATGCTAATTTTTGTGTGGTCGCTGTACCAAATTTTGTTCCTGTAGAGGTATTAAAAGCAAAGTTCACACCATCAGCTAAAGTTAATAAATTTGCATCTATAGATAATTGCGTTGTTAATGTTCCAGCATCTACCACCTGTAAATTTAACTGCCCGTCTTCCTCAGAATCAGAAGCATCAATAATTTTTGCTTCTATTGCAGCATAATCAACATCTTCCGGTGAAGCATTATCATTATTACCTTCAAAAAATATAGTTGATAAAACATCGTTATCTTGTCCAGCACCACTAGCACCTCTAGTTCTTGTAAGAACAATATCTCCACCAGAACCAGCACTATTAGAAATACTTTGTACTCTTAATGTTGCTCCCTCAGAATTATTAGTTATATGTAAAAGATTTGCTGGTGCAGTTTCATTAATACCTACATTTTCACTTATTAATCTTATTCTTGAAGCTAAAGTACCTGCGGCCATAGTCATAATATCTAATATCCCATCTTCGGAAGCATTTGCAGTATCACTAATTTGAGCAACTACACTTGCATAGTCAACATCATTATTACCATCGTCTTTTCCTCTGAATACTAAATTACCTAAATTATCAGCAGCAGCAGGTGAACTAGAGTTTCTAAACAAAACAAGATCTGGTGCATTATCTAATCCTGTATCAGTATTTTCAATAATTACTTGATCAGTTGTATCAGAACTAAATAGATGCAATTGTGCTACTGGTGTTCCAGATCCTAATTGAAAACCTGTAGTTGTAAACGATCCAATCAATGTTTGGTTTGCTGATATTCCTATTTCATTACTATCTACTCTAAAAAATCCTGTAACTCCTGTATCACTTAGAAAAGAAACACTGGGACTAGCAACTGTTCCATCAGGAATTTTTTTTAAAATTGTTGTTAGTTGTATTTTTTTGTTTTTATTAGCATTGGCACCTTCGCTTACATCAATAATAGGAAAAACATCAGTTGCAACTGGCTCTGTTAATTCAGTTAATGCAGTTATTTTTCTATCTGCCATTTATTTTTCAGTAGTTGCTTCTATATTACCTTCTAATTTAGTTAATAACTCTGTTTGTCTTTTGATGTATCCTTGATTTTCTAAAATAGGTTGTGTAATAGTGTTTATTTGTTTTTGTTTTTCATTTATGGCAGCTTGAGCCTGCTCCTGAATTTGTTTGATTTCTTGTTGTAATAATGATACTTTTTTTACATCAATATCTAGTTGCTCCTTTGCAGATACAATATCTTCTTTTATAAAATCAATTGGATTTGTCATGTTTTTATGTAATTGAATAAATTATAAATTAAACTTTATGAGCCTTCAAGTGCTGTTACCTTCGCTGATAATTCCTGTATTGCTTTTATCATTGGTGCGATAAATTCTGTATATCTTAAACCATATCTATCCAAAGGTGTATCGAGTGTATTGCCAGTACCATCTTCAGTAATTGTATCTTTACAAAAACCAGCAAAATCTGTTGCTGTCTTGCTTATTGTTCCAAGCACTGTCTCTATATCTTGTGCTATAAGTCCATAGTGTGTTCTTGTTTTATTATTAAATTTATAAGAAACTGGTGATAATTTATTTATAAAATCTAATCCTAAATCAGATGCAACTATAGTATTTTTTTCATTCTTGTCTGATGTTTGAATAACATTATTTGTTGCTCTAATATTATCAAATCTTCTTGAGGATGTTCCAACATCAGGGCCATCATCTGTAGAAGGATGGAACGCCCCTGTATCCATTTCATACATATTAGTTGCATTAACAGCAAATGTCATATCATTAGCATCATGGTCATAATCGATTCTACCAACATCAGCATCACCAGAATCAGCAAATTGAACTCTTGAATGACCCGTTGTAGTAGCGATAAGCAATCTTAAATTCGCATCAGAAGAAGCATCAGTGCTTAAATTAGAAACTGTGAGAACGCAATCACCAACTTGATTTCTTGAAACAAGAGCTCCAGTGGAAGTTGTTTCTATGCGTAATTGATTGTCTTCATATAGCTCTACACTCC